ACCAGCATGAAGCATTGGGAATATCATCTAGAGCCAGTAGATACCTGTTTTGGGTGTAAGGCTATGGGTTTACAAATGAACGCTGGCGATGCTAACTCTAACTTAAGAGTATCAACTCGTAAGTGGGATAAAGAACTTGAAGCATATAGAAGCGCAAGAGCGCAAGGTATTCAACCTGCTGGAACCTCAATGAAAAAAATCAATGAGGCTGTTAGAAAATCTGAGCAAGTTGGCAAAGCATTTGATGCAACGACAAGTGGGTTTAAGGGGTAATAATGACAGCCATTGTAGGTATACAAGGCAAAGACTGGGCGTTAATCGCTGCAGATTCTATGACAACCTACGATGATAAACCTTATTACGCCAAAGGACAAGACAAAGTTGTTAAAAAAGGTGACTACATAATTGCCTTTGCTGGAGATGCTATCGCTGGCAATATAGCAAATTTAATGTGGAATCCACCTAAGTTAATTAAGTCAATACCTATAGATGATTTTATACAGAACAAAACACTACCTTCTCTAAGAGAAGTAATGTCAGATAATGGTTACCACGGTGCCAATAAAGATGACAAAGATACAGGCTTTGATGCTTTGATATGTTTAAACGGAACTATCTATGAAGTTGACCATGACTACTTATGGTCCAGAGATGACCGTGGTTTATATGCTGTTGGTAGTGGTGGCAACTTAGCCCTCGGTGCACTAGCAACAGGTTTCAGTAAAAACTCTATAAAGAGCGCTGAGTTTGCAGCGCGTAGAGCAATCAAGATTTCTGCCGAATACAACATAAGTGTCGGTGGAGATATAAAAGTTATATCCCAAAGGAGGAAATAATGTGCATTGAGTGCAACTGTTTTGGAACAGTAAGCCCTTATGGAGTTGGTGGAAGAACACCTACTGAATTACCAAAGGCTCCAAATGTAGCAATCTATAACAAGCCAATCCAAAGAATTGGTGAGGTGCCAATAGGCATGTCATACAAAGATATGGAAGATAATGAGGAGTACGGTTTATGATGAAAAAGAAAACAGCAATGAAAAAAGTTGAAAAAGTTATGGGCGAATACAAGCGTGGAACTTTAAAGTCTGGTTCAGGCGCTAAGGTCACCAAGCGTAAGCAAGCCGTAGCAATCGCCATGAGCGAAGCAAAAATGGCTAAAAAGAAAAAGAAGTAATGTCATCAGGGCAATTAAAACGCCACGATGGTTTTAACCCAATTCAAATTAAAAACGGCATGATAGTAAGACTGCGTAAAGATGGAAGAATAAAAACAGTCTTAGGAAAGCATGGGGAATATGGCAAACAAGAAAGACTCAAGACTCGCTAGAGCAGGTGTATCTGGTTTTAATAAACCAAAGCGCACACCAAGTCATCCAACTAAATCACATGTTGTTGTAGCCAAAGAGGGTAGTCAAGTTAAGACTATTCGCTTTGGTCAACAAGGTGTAACTGGTGATAGACAACCAACTGCAAGGCAAAAGTCTTTTAAGGCTCGTCATGCCAAAAACATTGCGAAAGGAAAAATGTCTGCAGCATATTGGGCAGATAAAGTAAAATGGTAGCCAAGAAAAAAACAAAATCTAAAGTTAATCAGGCTGGTAATTATACTAAACCTGGTATGCGTAAAGCATTGTTTAATAAAATTAAGGCTGGCTCTAAAGGTGGTGACCCAGGTGAGTGGTCTGCTCGTAAAGCACAACTACTTGCTGTTCAATACAAAAAGGCTGGCGGGGGATATAAGTAATGGCACTTGCCAAATCCCAACAGTCCCTTAAAAACTGGGGTGACCAGAAATGGCGTACCTCTGATAACAAACCATCTAAAGGTAAGAAAAGATATTTACCAGATGCAGCATGGAGTGCACTATCTCCTAGCGAAAAGGCTGCTACCAATAAAGCCAAGGCTAAAGGTAATAAAAAAGGTAAGCAATTTGTAAAACAACCCAAGTCAATAGCAAAAAAGACAGCGAGGTATAGATAATGGCAATAGGAACGGCAGGAAGCACGCTAACAAGTGAAATGAACCGTTTAGCCAATGGGGGTACATATCCCGCTATAACAGCCTATAAAGCCCTTGTAGGGGCTGCTAATGCCTATGCTGCTACCTCTGGCTTAGGTCTAATAGGTGCCCTTAACTACAAAGCAGACAATACAAGACAACCTAATAACTATAAAGGTTTAAATGCTGTGTGTAATGAGATTGCTGGAACCACTGGGTTATCAGCCGTGGATGCTTTAAGGAGTATCAATATATGAGTACATTTACTCAATTAGCGGACCGTGTTGAGTCTGTACTTCATGCATATACAGAAAATACTGAGCCAACCTCGTGGCTTACCACTAGCGCTACTAGCACAACAACCTCAATGACTGTTTATGATGCATCAGTTATTGGGCGCGGTTATATTCAAGTTGATGATGAAATTGTATTTGTTAACTCAACAGACAATGTAGCAAACACATTAACCCTATCTCCTTGGGGTAGAGCACAGCGTGGTACAACTGCTGCTACTCATAGTGCAAATGCTAAAGTAACAGTAAGCCCATTATTCCCACGCCAAGAAATTAAAAATGCAATTAATGACACCATCAATGCAATGTACCCTATGGTCTTTGCTGTTGCTTCTTATGACTTTGATTATATAGCATCACAATACTCGTACTCTATACCTGCTGCAGTTGAAAATGTTTTAAGTGTTACCTACTCAATAGTTGGTCCATCTAAAGAGTGGTTTCCTGCTCGTGGTTGGCAACTGGACCGTACTGCGGAAACTACTGCATTTAGTAATGGTAAGAGTCTTTCAATATATTCTGATATTACACCTGGACAAGAAGTTCATGTTTCTTATTCTAAGCGCCCAACATTGTTAAGTAATAATAGTGATGACTATGCAACTACAACTGGGTTACCATCATATTCAGAGGATGTAGTTATTTATGGCGCAGCATTTCGTATGGTTTCTTTCTTAGACCCTTCACGCCTTGGTTCTCAATCTGCTGCTGCAGATATATTAGATGGCGTAAGACCAAATGGCTCTGGACAAAATGCATCCAGATTCTTATACAACATTTATCAACAGCGTTTAAACGAGGTGGCTGACAACCAACGCCGTCAACACCCAATTCGTTCCCACTATCAGAGATAAGGTAAACAATGGCAGCAGGCGACCCAGGTACCCCCAAGCGGAATTTCTCCTCAACCGCAGTAGAAACTTCGCTTCAATCATCTATACCAGCACAGTCACAAGGTGTATCAAACACATCTTTCATTGTTGCATCAGTTAGCGGTTTCCCATCAGTTCCATTTACATTAATTGTTGACCCTGATACTTCTAAAGAAGAAGTTGTAACGGTTACTGCTGCAAGTAGCACAACACTTACTGTAACTCGTGGTGAAGATAGCACTCAGGCTGTAGCCCACGCTGCTGGTGCTGTCGTAAGACATGGTGTTTCAGGTAGAGATTTCCGTGAAGAGCAAACACATATTGCTGCTCGTGGCTATGATGCAGACCAAGCAATCCTTGACCTTGCTTATCAAACACATGTTCATGGTTTGGCTACTGGTGATGGTAGCGTAGTAGGTACAGATAAATCACAAACTCTTACTAACAAAACTTTAACATCTCCAACAATTTCTAACCCAACATTTACAGGTACACCATCTGCTGGGGCAAGTATTATTTTTGAAGGCTCAACTGCTGATGCACATGAAACTACATTAGAGGTTGCTGAACCAACACAAGATAATACAATTACCTTACCTAATACAACAGGTACAGTAGTTATTGCTAATGCTGTTCAAACATTAACTAATAAAACTATTGATATGACTGGTAGAACTATTACTGGTTTATCCAGCGCAGGTATGGTTTCATCCTCTGCAACTCCAAAAGATTATGTAGATGCAATTCTTGGCTCAGCCACTGCTGCTGCCACAAGCGCAGCCTCTGCTGCAGCAAGTGCTACCGCAGCAGCAACATCTGCTACAAGCGCTGCTGCCTCTGCTACGGCTGCTGCTACCAGTGCATCAAG